GTATATCAGAACGATCGCCTTCTTAGCCTCATGGCAGCTCAGTTCAATGCGGACGGAACTATCAAGGGCTATGCCGACCTGAAGATTCAGGTTGATAACATCAGCACTACTGTTACGAATAATAAGAGTGCTGCCGATGCTGCCTTTGCCACTCTGACAGCCGACCTCAATAAAGAGATAGGTGACAGACAGGCATTGGAGAATGTTTATCACGCTACTTGGGTATATCAGAACGATCGCCTTCTTAGCCTCATGGCAGCTCAGTTCAATGCGGACGGAACTATCAAGGGCTATGCCGACCTGAAGATTCAGGTTGATAACATCAGCACTACTGTTACGAATAATAAGACCGCCGCTGACAATGCTTTTGCGACGCTCAACAATACTACGCTCCCCGGTATCAAGAATGACATCAAGAGCGCATATAACCTTGCTGATTCTGCATGGGACTATGCCGACAATGCCTATGATCTGGCAGACGAGGCAGATACTCGCTCAAGATCGAGCGCGACATGGATTTCTCAGCACAGCGATAGGATAGAACTTGTCTCTGCTCAGTTTGACAAGAACGGCAATCTGACAAATACTTCTGGACTTGTAACAGGAAACGGCTCGTTCTCCAGTCTGTTTGCCTCTGCTCTGAGGAATGACGGAACGGTGGCGAAGGTTGCTGACATCACCGTCTTCGTCGATAACTACGGGACATCAAAAGCCGCCATCCGTGCAGATCACATCAATTTTACGACGTTCGACTGGGAGGTTACAAACCCAACAACAAAGAAGACCATTTTCCACCTCGATAGTAATGGCAACTTAACAATCGCAGGTAAGTTCCACGGAGAGTTTGATGATGCTGTTATAGTTGGGTCTGGAAACTATAAGATGTATATAAGACCAAAAAGCAGTGGTGCAGAATTAGTCGGAGTAGATACGGATAATGACGATGAACTATTAACACTTGGCTTCCAAACATCAGGTAACTATGCTTTTCCATCTTTGGATATGCACGGTCGGGTTGGCGGTCTGTATGGTAGTGTCTCGATTAATAGTACAGGCATTTTTGTTAATGGTGAAGGTGGTAGCGTACAAATAGCTGCCAACAATTCTGCCGCAAACGGCATTTTCTTTGGTGTCAGTGCATGGAATGAATACGGTCATATAGGAGTTAAGGATAATAAATTTATCATTGAGGGTACATGGCCAAGTTACAGCAATATTAATAGCACTTCACATAAAAAAGGAGAAGTATATGCTGACGATAATGGTTTTTTGAAAATTAAAAATTGGGAAGGGGTGAAATCATGAAACTAAAGAAGATATACACAGAACATTTCCCGAAAAAGGGATTCACTGCATTGACGATTTACCCGTTAGTTTTTGTCCGCAAAGACAGACGCGATTATTTCACTGCAAAAGCTGAGAGACATGAAACGACCCATGCCTTGCAGCAGATAGAAATGCTGTGGATTTTGTTCCTCATTCTGTATGCGTTGGAATGGGTAATAAAACTGCCGTTCTGCAAGTTCGATACTGAAAGAGCGTATATGAGCATCAGTTTCGAGCAGGAGGCATACGAGCATCAGGACGAGTTCGGATATAACAACGTGCGAAAGCACTTTGCATGGATCAGATATTTATTTACAATAAAACCAGTAGAGAAATGAAAAAAATCGACTTTTCAAAAATCGTCATCAAAGACATTGAAGGCAATGACTATATGATGGCAAAGCGTGTTGGTAACGAGACCGTGAAAGAGCCTTTCGACTTCGCGAAGTCTCTTGGTAATGCCATGTTCTACAACGGCGAAGACCTTCGCATATCAGAGTTGGGACAGCAGATCTATCATCACAAGCCAGTTGAGTTGACAGACGAGGACATGGTAACGTTGCGTGACTTCATCAACAAGAGTTTCTTGCCGTTCATCCGTCTCAGTGCAAACCCGCAACTCGACGAGTTGTTTTCGAATAAATAGTTTCACCATTAATAAATAGCTATTATGAAAGAATTTGAATTGACAGAGAAGACCAACAATGCTCACAAGGAGTATGATCCCGTGAGCTGCGGCGAAGATGTGAAAATCGGCGTAGTCCGTGACATCAAGAACGAGAAGTACAATGTCGAGGGTAATATTGACCGCAAGACAAAAAACATCGGACGCTATTCTTATGACGAGAGCAATGAGCATTCTCACTTATTCGTCAATGTGGATCTCTCAGACCTGAAGCGTTCGACCGCCCGTGAAATTACCGAGGCAGTCGCCTCTCTGATCCTTCAGCTGATTCCAGTAGCCGAAGCCGAGGCAGAGGAAGAGGCTCCTGCCGGAGAATAATCACCTTCATTCAGCACAGCGACTATGGCAGAGATAGATAACACGATGTCTGGAATCATGTGGCAATGGCTCGCAGAGCATAAGCAGGATGTCCTCGATTTCTTCGGCTCAATCATGAGGGAAGCATCAGACATTCAGCTTGTTAACTTTGACGCGCAACGTCACATGGGCTTGTTGGCTACGTTTGTCTATCAGGGTGTACGCCGCGTAGATAACGTCAAGCCTCAGTCTGTTGTTGAAGGTCTTACCAGACTGAATGAGGAACTGCGCATCCGCTGTGAAAATGCAGCCTCCGAAGCCGAGCGTCAGGGTACTTATGCCAAGTCTCAGGGTGACAGGGTGAATCAGGGTATTCTCGACCTCACCAATCTAAAGACGACTGTTCAGCAGCAGGGCAATACGGCACAGCAGCAGGGCGCAAACGCACAGCAGATCTACGATACCGTCACTGCGTGGTACACCCCGTTCAAGACGAATGCCGAGAACTGGATTTCCGACACCAAGGCCGATTGGAACGTTTGGTTTCCCGATACCAAGGAGGATTGGAATGAGTGGTATGCTGAAAGGGTAAGGCAGTGGCGCAACTGGTACACGGACGGCATCGTTCCGGACTGGAATCTGTTCTGGGAAGGTGTTCAGGATGATTGGAGCAGCTGGACTGAGCAGGAGCGTCTTCGTCAAGCCCGCGAACTTGACCGAATCGCCAATGCACTTCTTTTCGCGTCAGACGAGGAGGTTCGCAAACAGAACGAACTGGAGCGTCAGCGTAAAGAGGCAGAGCGTATTGAGGCTGAGAATCAGCGTCAGCGTGACGAGGCACTGCGTGAGGTTGCAGAGGGTCAGCGTCAGCGTACATTCGAGACCAACGAGGCTAACCGTCAGCAGACTTTCGATGACAATGAGGCACAGCGTCAGCAGGATTTCGAGGACAATGAGACGAAGCGTACCGAGGCCATGCTCCTTGCAGAAGCCTACATCGACTTCGATGACATGAGTCTGAATATCATCCAACCAGAATTCGATAGCACCGAGTACGAGTTGGAAGACAACGAACTCTGCATCAGTATCGAATATGATGACGAAGAAGAAGAGGACGAACCGTAAAAGATTCTGATTATGAAAAAAGTAAGAAAAAAGAAACTTGGAATTGTTGCCGTGAAACCCGTCGGCGACTTCGATCCAGATATTGAGTACAAACTGCTCAACGAAGTCCTCTACGATCATGATTCATGGTATTCTGCCCATAACAACAACAAGGGCAATACGCCGTCTGAACTGCCAGACGAGAACGGTATCATCCACTGGTATCGTGGCACTAACGGCGGTAAGCACGCCTATACTGAAGGTGAGACAGCAAAGGCCAAGGGTAACACTGCCAGGAACCAAGGCAATACAGCTCAGGAGTTGGGAGAGCAGGCTCAACGCCGTGGCGAAACTGCTGCTGCAATGGCTTCTTATGCCAGATTGATGGCAGAGAATCCTCCCCGCGTCGGCAAAACGCTCCCCGGTCACGAGGCTACTGACAATTGGTGGTACTATGCCGTTCCTAACGAGTCATTGACCGATGTAACCTATGTCCGTTCTAACGCATGGGCGAAGGGTGACAATCTGGAATGGGACACTCTCACGGAAGAAGAGAAGGCTAATATCATTGCGGAAATCCTTGCCTCGTTTGCTACGGTAAGTGAAGAGGATGCCGCTGCTATTTTCTCTGAATACGAATTCTCTACAACGGACTAAAAATCAACAGGATATGACAGAGAAGATTTATATCAACGGTGGTGTGAAATACCACTTTGAGGAAAAGGACGGAAAACTCTACCTCCTGAGTCTTGAAATCTGGGATAAGGTCTTCGACTTCCCCGGCGGCGGCATAGCCGAGAGGGACAGCGTAGGCTCGTTACAGATTCAGGATCACAGCGTGGGAAGGGTTGACCTTGATCCAGAAGTCAACGAAGCCCTCGACGCTTTGGATAACGTCGCCACTATTGGCGAGGAAGCCATTGGAAATATGGTTTCCGATGCCATTGCCGCAGCAACGGGTGGTGGTGGCGGTAACACTCAGGACGCAGGAAGCGACACTGGGGCGGATGACGGAAGCCTCGACGTATAAAAGAATGAGTTCAATCTCAGATATTTATTCACTTATTTATTAACAACTTTAAAAATTTTTGCATTATGACAAAAGCAGAATTGCAGACCCTTATCGGTCAGAAAGAACTTAACAAGGCCATCGTTGATCTCGTAGCCTTTATCGTTACTAACCGTACTGCTGTTGACGCAGCCCTTGCTACCGAGAGTGGAAAGGTCAGCACTCTGATCGGCGAGGACACTGGCAAGAGTGTCCGCACAATTGCCAACGAGGAACTGGCTGCACAGCTGATTCCCGCCAATGCTCAGGAGGCTCTTGACACGTTGCAGGAGATTGCAGCATGGATTCAGTCGCATCCCGGCGATGCCTCTGCAATGAACAGCGCAATCACCGCTCTCCAGAACCTCGTAGGTTCTCTGCCCGCAACTGGCACTGAGGCTACCACCATCGTAGGTTACATCGACGAGCAGATTGCTGCCGTTTCTGCCCTGATCAGCGGCAAGAACGTAGGTGCTACTGGTGAGACTGGCGATAACGCCCTGATTTCGGCTTCTGCCACAAACAACAACGTTAGCGTTGAGTCAACGCAGAAGTTGAAGAATGCCGTTGGACTGGCAGAGTCAGCTATTCAGCTCAGCGACCTCGACACTATTGGCGAGACCGCCGCTGCCAACCTCGTAGCTGCCGCTATTGCTGCTGCCACTACACCCGCAAATGAGGGCGAGTAAGCATTAACGTTGGAGGGACGACATAAGTTATCCCATTCTTTTGACCGTCCCTCCAACCTCTTTTATCCACTAAAAAGCATAAGATTATGGGCGTGGCAATGACAACATTACAGGCGGTCACTCAATGGCTGACGGAATCGCTCACCAATGTTCTAACCGAATTTTGGAAGCAGATAGTAGGCAATTTTGCCACGAAAGACGAAGTGGCCGCTATCGAGCAGACCGTTGACATTCAGAAAGTCAGTCAGTCAACCGCCGCTGCTATTTGGAATGATTATGTTTTCGCAACTACCGACAACGACAACGCTCAGTCAAACGATTCTCAGGAACAGTCCGTCGAAGGCGAATAGTAATAAAATCTTCAATACGTTAAGGATATGAATATCTACGATCAGGAACGATTTGAGCAGGTGATGTCAGACCTTAAAACCAAGGTCTTTCCGCAGATCAAGACAGAAATTGAGGGGCGAGAGAAGAAAGCTGTAGTGTCTGCTCTCGCACAGAGGGTTGCAAACATCGAGGCAATTATTGGCGATGCCAATGCTGCCGATGCTGACAACATCATCAACAAGGTTGTGGAGTTTGTGGCTTTCTTCGCGAACATCACCGAGGACAAGACGCTTGCAGGAATGCTTGCGACTCTTAAAACTGAATTGGAGGCAGAGATCGAGCATATCACCTTTGACTCCAATACGAACCAACTGAAGAAGACCGTCAACGGCTCTACTTCAAAACTCTGTGACGTTGTGACGAGCGGATTCCGAATCAGTTTCGACCCCACTACCGGACGTAAGACTACGACTGCCGTTGGTACGGCTACACTGACTCACGATTCCGTGAACGGGCGACTCGTCTATACATTCTAAAGAATTTCTAACTTTTAAAATTAAAGAAACATGGCTAAGATTATTACAGATTTGTCACATGAGACAATTGGCGATACCGTTAATGGTGTGCCTGTTGACTATGCCGACCAAAGGGCGCGTGACGAAATTAACAACCATTGTGACCGTCTGGACTCCATCGAGACCGGAACACCGTTCGCTAACTGCACTACAGCAGGATCAACTCAGGCAAAAGCCGTTACAATCACTGGCTATGAGCCGAAAGTAAACGGTCTTGTCAGCATTCTCTTCACCAGTGGCTTCACAACATCTTCTCCTACGCTGAATATCAGCGGGACGGGTGCAAAGCCGATTCTCCTGAAAGGTGAGGCAATCCCTATGGGTAAGGTTCGTAACAACACCATTCTTACAATGGTCTATAGCGGGACGGCATTCAATGTCGTTGCAATCGAGACGCTTGCGCCTTCTACTCCAGGAGCCGTTGACTTGGGTCTGCCTTCTGGCTTGCTTTGGGCTGACAAGAACGTAGGTGCTGACACTCCAGAAGCACCCGGACACTATTTCTCTTGGGGAAATGTTGAGGGACATGCAGAAGGTAGCGGTTACGATTTCGGTTCAAGTAACGATGGCCCCTATGCCTCGACTCCGGGTGCTGCACTTACTGGAAACATCGCTGTTGGTGATACCTACGATGCTGCCCGTAAGAATATGGGTGCGCCTTGGCGACTTCCGACATCTGCCGAATTCCAAGAGCTGTATGACAACTGCGTATGTGAGTGGATTACTCAGAATGGCATGGCAGGACGACGCTTTACCTCAAATAAAAATGGTAATTCTGTTTTCTTTCCTGCCGCTGGCTTCTACAATGGTACGACGTTGCACTATCGTGGCACGCACGGCTACTACTGGGCTTCTACTTTGAGTTCGAGTACGATTGGTCGCAAC